TCAACCAATGATTTAACAACAAGACTTCGCTTTGTGACCATTACGTCATGATCTTTAATTCCATTTGCGATTGAAGTTACAACAACTTTTTTCTTTCCAGCGTCGTCAACAGTAATTTCTTTTGTGTCCATGCCGCTTTTTAATTGTCTGCCAATAACTGATTCGGCAAGTCTGCCCGTTGCAATTAACATTTTTGTTCCATTGCCCGCATAATTTGCAAATCTAGTTGTTTTCCAAAGGGCATATTTTGCGTTCAACGGTTCCCATTTAACATTTTCGCTTGCACCCTCTGTCATCCAACGTTTTTGTTGTCGTGCCATGTACAAAGGATAAGCAACGCGGGTTAAAAAAGATTCAACAGAACCGCCACGTTTTATCATGCCGTCAAGCTTGTCGCGCACCTCTGTTTTTTTTGTGAAAATATTTGCGCTTGCCATTGTCACCGCTTTGGAACAACGGCGGGAACTGAACCGAATATATTGCCGAATGAAGGTTGTTCGTTTTGTCCAGCGCGTGAATAAAAATCTTTGCGCATTTCGTGGGCTTGCTTTTTAAACTCGGCACCCCATTTTTGATAAGTTTCAACAAGTGAAAATTGATCTTTGATTGTCTGGTCTTGCATTAAAAATGTTTCAGAAAGTCTTTCTGACCAACGCAACGCCAGTTTTTCGAACGCCTCACCTTGCGCATAACACATGGTTGACGGAATTAAACCGCTGGCAATCGCTGTAAAGTCATCGCCCATCGCAAGCCAGTTCGATGCGATTCTTAAAAAAACTGTCAATTCGTCGTCAGTAAACCATTGAATATAATAAGTCGCCTCAATGCGGTCGCCGTTTACTGGCGCGGTTGCAAGTTCAAATTCGCCAACCTCTGCAAAGTCTAAAGTGACATCGGTCAAAACTGTTTGAACCCCGTTAATATAAACGCCAAGGTTTCCCACTGGCGCAATAAAATCTGTCAGTCTGCGAAATTCCAAAGTCTTAAAGCGTTTGTTAACGCCGTCAACTTGTCCAATCACTTGCTTGCGATAACGAAGTTTGTCTTTCGCTCCGTCGCTTAATTGAGTTCTAAAGTCTGTGATTGGTTGTGTCCAAGTCATTAAATAAGCCTTTCAAGAATTTCCGAGTCAGTCATTTTCGGACTTATCGCAATATATCTGTGACCCAATTCTTTCATTTTCTGTGTCTTAACTTCGAAATTTTTTGGGTTGTCCATTAAAGACATTTCGTCAATGAACAATGGTCCGCCCTCGGCGTAGGGAAAATATTTGTCAACCGTTTGCATTTCTGGTTTGTCAGGAAACATTTGTTTTCCGCCAGCGTAATAATGATTTCTGTAATATAAAGAATCTTGCGCAAGACGTTCAGCGCGTGACTTGAATTGCACTTCACGAAAATTAGACACGGGCAATTTGTTTTGCGGTGTTAATTCTTGAACCTCTTGATTTATGATAACATTGCCTTTGATTCTTTTTCCCACGGTTTGCCTTTCCTTGTTTCAATTTTTAATTGATTTAATAATTCAAACAAAGAGGGGTTCGGAATAATCCAAACCCCAATAATTGTTTTTATTATTAGACTGAACCGTCTGAACCTTGCCAAGCAAAACGACTGTCCAACGCATCGGCGTTAAATCTTGCACGGCTTTTATGCCTTATGAGGTCAAGTTCAAAATTTGCACCTGTGTTCGCTGCCTCTTGTAATACAACTGGCGTTTCGCGCATTTGTAATACGAACCAAGGTTTTGAATCGTCAACTAAGTACCAAGCACTTGAAGTGCCGTCGACTGTTCCGTCATTCTTAAACACGAATCTAGAAACTGTCATGTCAACAATTCCTTTGATTGGATTGATTGCGAATGCGCCGCCAACGTTTCCAGCACTTGCCGCGCCAGATGGGTAATAAGCTGAATTCAACAACACGCTTGCATCAAATTGCTTTGCAGCACTAAGAATTAAACGCTTTGGTTGCACGGCCATTTTAATTCCCTGCAAGTTTTTCTGATTCATTAAACCAATCAAACCATTTTGAATGTTTGCTTGATTTAAAGCACCGAATGAACTTGGACGAGTCGCGCCGCCGCCTCTTAAAGCAGTTGACCAAGGCCAGCTTGATTCATAACTAGGCTTTGTCTCTGAAACTGGAATGTTGTAACCAGCATAAGACATATTCGCAGCACTTGCTAATTTTCCATAACAAAGCACTTCTTGAAGTAATGCAATGTATTGACCCATTAAAGAACTTTGTTGCGCAATAGTTCCTGTTTGGTCGTCAGCGTCTAATTGATAAGAAACGGAATACATTGAACCAAACTTTTTATTTTTAAGTTTGATGTCCATTGCTGCCGCGCCTACTTCTGGATATTTCACGCCGTCGCCGATTTCACTTGGAAACGCAACACCATGATTCGGAGCATAAAGCTCCTCATCGCGTGACGAAGGAACTACATGACACCAATCAGTGTATGTCACTGGGGTTGCTTGATAAGCGCCAACCATGATGTTGGAAACACCCGCACGCAAAAATTGTGGGAACGAACTTGCAACGTCCGCCTCTGAAAGTTTTGCATGGAATTTTTTCCAATCAATATTTTGGTCCTCAACTAATTTTAAAAAACCGTCAACTTTTTCTTGACCGAATTTTCTAGTTAAAGATTCACGAAGGTTTTTATTTTCCGTGTTTCCCGCAATCAAGCGGTCCATTAATTTTTTATTTCTTTCCTGTAATGTATTCATTTTATTTTCCTTGTTAATGTTTATAAATTAGAACTTCAAAGCGTCCGCTGGGTATCTTGAACCAATGTGAACTTTGATTTCAGAACCCGCCGCCGCCGCTGCAACGCCTTCAAGCGCAACACCGATTGCTTTAGTTCCTGTCACTGTTACAGCGCGTGCGCCAGTAGCAGGGTCAGCATAAACCAAATCACCGATTTCAATAGTGTCGCCAGTTTTAACAACACACTTAACCTCAACTCCGTACAATGGTCCTGCGATACCGCCGTTAGCAACAGAGGCGTCAACGTCTGTTCCTTGATAAACGGGTTTTAATTTTCCAAGAACGATGTCAGCTTGCGCAACACCGACGAAAGTTACACATTCCGCCTCTGTGGTTGGTTTGCGAATATAATTTCCAGTTGTATCGAAAATTAAAAAGTCGCAATATTCATGCGTTTGTGACGCCGCCAACATATTTTTAATGTCAGGGAAAATCGTCTTTGGTGCGATTGATCTTGTTATTTTATTAGCCATTTTGTTTTATCCTTTGTTTAAGTTATTAAAAAACTTTGCAGTCTGTGAAATCTAGTCCAGCGTGTTCGCCCTCGGCAACGCTGTTTAATTTTTCAGTCGCGAAAGTGATTCCGTTAAAATCAACATTTGTTTCGTTTTGTTTAAGTCCCGCCTCAAATAATTTCCAAGCTTTGTTAACTTCATCAACTGACTTGGCATCTTTAACTAGCGGCTTAAATTCTTTCGTCACAAAATTTGACTTCTTTGATTCTTTACATAATTTATCAACGTGCAGTTCAATTTCACGTTTTTTGTCTGATTCTTTATAGCGTGTTAATTCGCCACGAAGTTTCAAAACTTCTTCTTTTAATTTCGCTGATTCCTTAACTTCGTCCTTTTTTTCAGGAACTTCGTCAGACTCTTCAACTGGTTTTTCTTCTTTTTCTTCGTCAACTGGCTTTGCGTCCGCCTCTTTTTTGGCTTGTTTCGCTGCCATGTGTTTGCTTGCTTTCATAAATTCCATTGCAAGTTCATCGGCTTTTTCTTTCGGGTGTCCCATTTCCGCATAAGATTCCATTGCTTGTTTTGCAACGTTGCACTCTTCGTCTGTTGGTTCTTCGTCGCCGCCGAAAGCTTTTTTCAACATATCTTTAATAAGTTGAACGTCTTGCGCGGCGTCCGCATGGTCACCTTCGGGTTGACCGTCAGCTTGTTTCATTTCTTCGTTTTCGATTTTTTTATCGTCGGCTTGTTTAGCCATATTAAAACCTTCCTTGTTTAAGTTTTGTTTATTATTTTCTAAATATTTTGTTAAACCGCCGCCCGCGCCCGCCTCGGTGACTAAGTCACAACTTATCGCAGACTTGATTGACGACACGACTTTAATTGTTTCAATGCTTTGTTCTTGCGCCTCTTTTAATTTCAACATGACTGATTCTGGCAAATCTTTTTTCATAAATTCAGTCAATTGAACTGGACTTGCGTCACCGCTGGCATTAATTGAAAGTCCAATGAATTCTTTGTCAGGAAATTTTGTGTGAAATTCTACCGCGTGCGACATTAAACTTCGCGCCCATTTAAAACTTTCGTCAGGCAAAATAACAACGTCGCCAACTAATTGCGAACGTCCGTCGTCCGTTTCCTCAACGTGAACGTTTTCAAAATGTCCCAACACATCGCGAACACTTCGCTCTGGTCTGATTTGTTCGTCAAGACTTGACGGATGATCGGCGAAAATTTTCTTGCCTTCGAATATCGGTGCCGCAGTTTGCAAAGCCTCTTTCGTGTAGAAATAAGCGTCTGCGAAATTGCCAAGACCCTCTTGCAACATGACCGAACGGAACTTTGTGAACCCTAAGTTTGGTTGCTTTGGTTTATTAATTCCGATGTCAGTTGTTTGATTTGTTTTTTCTTTGAACTTCATTGTTCGAAACGAAATAGCTGATTCTTTGCCACGCGCTAATTGCGGCATTGATGACGCCATGTCCGCCTCTTTAACGAAAGTAATTCCTTGCGACTTCAATAAGTTTAAAAATGTTGACGAACTCATGGTCGGGTTTTTCATTAAGAGTTCGTTAACCAAGTCATCAATATTAACTTTCGGTTTTTCTTCGATTGGTTTTTTTTCATCAACAGGCGTTGATTCCATTGGGTTTGTAACATCAAATCGTTTTGGTTTAACGCGTGTGAAAACTTGATTTAAAAAAGCTGAAGGTCCAAACGTTCCCGCGCCTTCTTTAGAAAGTTGGCCGTCCTTGGCCAAAGGTTTCGCGTCCGTGCGCTTATTCTTTGTTACCATGATTGCCTTCTTTCATAATCAGCTTGCGACATAAACTTAACAACAACTTGTCCCATGTGACCGCCCATGTTGTTAATTACAGCGCGATATTTCATCGCACGCAAGTCAATGCCGTTGTCACGCGCAATGCGCTCGACCTCTTCAAGTTTTTTTGTTCTGTAATGCAATATTTCGTAAACGGTTTCTTTCGTTGCTTGTCTTAAAGCATTGTTCGAACTGCCGTTTGAAACTGATTCTAAAGCTTGAGTTTCAGTTCCTAAGAATTTATTTTTGAAATGTTCAGGGTTTTTTGCGAACTGTTCGAATGTTGGAAACCCAAACTTATTCGGGTTTTGTTCTAAATCTTTAATTTCCATAATTCGATTTCGCTGCCTTTCGGTCTTGTGAATTTAACGATGAACTCTTGTCGTAGTTATCGGCACCCGACGCCATTGCTTTAGGCGGTGCCGTTAATGGGTTGCTTTGGTCTGGTTGAACTGGCATTTCGCCCTGTCCTTTTTCATTTTGAATTGTGTTCTGTTCCGTTTCCCAATTGAACTTTGTAATATCCAATTCTTTCGCCGCGATTTCCGCCGCACGTTCGTTGCTTATCCAACCAAGTTGAACCGCCATTGCAAGATCTTTTAATTTTGCCGAACGGTCTTGAGTAATCAATTCAGGAAATGAAACCTCAATTTCAACATTGTCCATGCCGAATTGTTTGAACAAACGCTTTGCCATTTTGGTCAAAGCCTCTTCAACCATTTTTCTACGCGCCTCAAACTTTTTTGTAACTGGTTCTGTTGCAACGACCGCACTTGCACGCGTTTGACCGCCTGACAAATGAGTCCCGAAATAATTGACTGGAATTCCAAGACCCGCGCAAATCATTGAAAAAGTCCAATCAAATGCCGTTGACGATTGTCCACGTGCCGCACCTTCATTGCTCATGTATTTTCGTTCAATCTTTTTCGAATGAACAAACTCAGAACCCGCGGGCGGAATTGTTCCCAACTGTTCTTGCGATGAAATATAAGCGTCGATGTCAGATTGCGCGCCGTCAACTGCCGTATCGATTGACCATGCCGTTGCTTTTTGCAATCCAATGATTGAATAATTAACTGAATCGCGAAGTCGTTTCATGTAACCCAAGACGGGAAACAAATCAGAACGTCCGCGTTTTTCGTTTGAAACTGAATTAATTTTGTAATGGTCAACTTGGTCCGCTGGAATTTGCTGAAAAATAAATTTAGTTCCCGCAACGGGTTGTCCGCCGTCTTTCGCCGTGTACATTTGATACTGGGTAGGTGCGCACCAAACGTAAGCAATAACACGATTTATATCTTCAGGGTACGTTATGATTTCCCAAATGACTGACGGGTCCATTAAACGAACTCGCGGCAAGATTCCCTTTAAAGATTCTTGGCCTTTCATTAATTGCCATTCAATTTGTGTTTGATTATTTGGCAACCACCAAATCATTTGTTCGCCGTACAAAGAAAGTTCCATGACATAATTGTCCATCATGGCATGAAGGTTATTCACTTCTTCAAACGCGTTCCAAAGTGCTTGCGCTTTCTTATCTTTAATATCAACACGCCAACCCCTGCCAATTGTGAAATCACGAATGATTTGAATTGCAGCTTTCGCAATCGGGTCATGGTTATAAGTTTGAAAGCATAAAGAGTGCATCCTTAAATAATCATGCAAATAAAGTTGTTTATTAAATGGACCGCCAAGCAACGGCGTGTAATCGTCGCCGACTCTATTTCCCGAAGTCATTTCCATGTCATACGCGAAATAATCAATAGATTCCTTGAACTTTTTTAAACGTGAATTTTTCTTAAACGATTCAACGAATGAAACTTTATTCATTGGAACAATCGTTGCGCGCCCTTCGCCTTTTTCAACGACGATGACCCTTGCCTCAATGTCCAAATCTTTATTGTCAGGGTTTTGCAACGCCTCAAATAATTGATGAACCGTTTTGATTTTTAAATATTTATTGGTCTGCGCCGTTGGCGTTAAATCAGACTCTTCGTATTGTTCATAATTGGTTTGCTTTGCTTTGCTAACGTGTAACTTAAGATTCTTTTTTATTCGCCGTTCAGCCACGCGTCAAAGTCCTTTGTGATTTCAGGTTTCTGCAAGTCGCTTATGTTATCAATCGCAACGGGTGCGATACCACAACGACAATTAAAATGCGCTGGCGGCACGACCACATCACAATGGTCTGACAATTCTTTATCGTCTGCAAGGACTTTTTCAATTTCACTTGTCATAAGACCCGAACGCCATTCGCAACAGAATTCGCAAGTCCTGTTATCCAAAACGCTTATCCACATAAATTCATTAATGCCGTTTAAATTTGCTGCGTCGATTTGTCCGTCCCGCACGCTTGCAACAAAATCATGGGTCAATTGCTGTTCAAGTTCCCATGAATAAATCTTGTCGGTTTCGTCGATGTCTTTGAAAGATTCGCCAGTCATCGGGTTTTTAAGATCAAAGAAACTTGCTGGACTTCGGTCAATCGGTTTGTACTCTTCATTAGCTTTGCGCAATACTTCGTCCCACGTTAACGAATCAAATCTTTCAGTCCCTTGCATATCAACCAAGTCAAAAACGTTTTGTGTAATTCCGCCTTTTGGACCAAACGCAATTTCAGTTCCCGATTCGCCCGTGAACTTCGGCTTATTCGCCTCGGCAAGTTTTGCCTTCTTAACTTTTTTAAGTGCCGTTTTATCAAGCGATAGTGCGCGTTTCTTTGGCATTGCCAGATAAGCACGACCTAGGGCTTGGTCAACTGTTTCATTTGTCAGCAAAGAAAATTCCAAAGCGGACATCATTTTTCTTCGAACGTCGTTAAAATAAACTTCGACCCGTTTATATAAATGCGTTCCGTCCGCCAAAGGCTTATAAGATTTTTCGTTCAAATCGTTATTGTTTAAAGCAATGCGCGGTTTTTTTCCTGTCACCCGTGCGATTGCCTCAACTTCGCCCGCGTGCGCAAGCATGAACGTTACACGTCTTAACGAAAGTTGTTTAACGACAATGTCCCTTGTTGCAATATCAAAGACTTGGTCTATTTCGTGGTCCACGTCTTTTTTTAATTGCTTGTTGAAATGGTCAATCGAAAGTCTTGAATATTTGGATTGAATAATTGTCAGCGCCTTAATAAACGCGTCGTTGATTATGTCTGTTACTTCAAGACGGTTGTTTCGATAAATATGTTCTAAAGTTTTATCACGTTCGTTAACAAAATCTTTGTATCGTGAAACCGTGTCGAATCTAATTTCTTTTTTCATGGTTTACTTAAACCCTCAACGTCGCGGCTTGTTCTGTCAGCTTTACGTTTTAAAAGCCACATTAACGCTTCGTCAAGTTTTGTGATTGCCATTGAATTTTCACGACAAGGAAAGTTTTTATTTAAACCTTCAATCATTATTTTTGCTGCCTCAATCATTGTGTCAACTTGACAACCATTAAGTCCTTTTTCTTTTATTGGTCCGTTCTGAATATTAAATGAAATTGAATTAACATCGTGACGAACATAAATAAAATTAAACGGTCTTATTTGTTCATCAAATAAATGATAAATCATTGAACCGTCAGGTCTAAACATTTCAGGGTTTGATTCTTTTATTTTATTCATATCAACAATTTTAAAACCGCCGATTGAATCAATTTCTTTTAAAGTTTCTAAAGCCATTTTAATTCCTTTCGTTATCTGTAAAGAACACGCAATGTTGGCAAGGCGGCATCGTAAACCAAAGGACTTAAAGCGTTGACCGCATAACCGATGCCGTCCGATGCATGGGTCAATTCTTTATTCGTCACTTGGTCCAGTATCAAACCGCCCGCGTTTTGTTTCCAAACAACCCGTTGAAAGTCACGAACCGCGTTCGGACAATTGTCAGGGTGTAACCACATATGAACATTACCGCTTGCGTCTTTCAACTTCGAATTTAAATTATTCACACGGTCTTTAACCAATGGGTTTGAATCAGGGGTCAGCATTTGCCATTTGATTTTGTATGAATCAAGAACTTGGCAAACAATATCATAATCCGATTGCGCTGCCGCTGCCCGTTGACCCGATTTTGACGTAGCGTCGCCGCATAAAATCACGCCAACCGTTGCCGCTTTTTCGCCTTGATATGAAATAACTTTTTGTGCTAAAGCGTGCGCCGCCTCTGGCGTGTGTGAATTCTTTAACCAGACTTCGTCAAACCAATAAAACTCGTCAATCTTTTTCTGACCAAGCGTCCAAGCCATTGGACTAAGATTGAAGTCCATGCCGACAATGATTGGCAATTGTGGGTGATTCAAAGCGTGTTGATAAAACGGACTGGTCTTGCGCAAGTTCTGTTCACTGAAAGTAATATAAGCACGACCGCTTGTCAGGTCGCGGAACTCTGCCAAATATTCTTGCGCGAACTGCGCCTCGGACATTGTTCGTTTGGCGTCTGACAATTCAAGTTCTGTAATTAAAGGATTGCACGTCGACGGCGCTTGAAATGATTCCCAACCGTTGTCTGTGTTGGTTTGCGCGTAATTAAACAAATCATAAAAATGGTCAAACCCGTTTGGGGTTCCAATGAACGCCGCCCATCCACGAGTCGTCGTCAACATAGGACGAATAACCATTGGCCAAAGGTCAGGGTTTTGGTCTCTCACTTCGTCAATGATAACCCCGTGCAAATGGTCACCCCGCAAATTATCGAACACCTCACCCGATTTAAAACTTATTGTTGATTGATTTGTGAGTTTGATTCGAAGTTCTGTTTGATTCTTTTTTAATAATATTCCTTTGCAGTTCCAAAGCGCACCAACCAAACGTCTGTATTGTGTTTTGGCTTGGTCAAACGTTGGCGAAATAAACCAATAATTCGTCGACGGGTTTTCCCACGCACGTTTTAAAAGTTCTTGATTTCCCCAAGTTGATTTTCCAGATTGACGCCCAAAGCTTGCCACCTTGAAACGTGCTTTGCTTTCGTGCAATTTCAATTGCATTTTGTGGGGCGAATATAAAACTAAGGTTTGAACTTGCTTTGGTCTATTCGTCATTGTCGCTTGAATGGTTCAGCGCGTCCGTTGCCTCGTTGGTTGAACCCCATTTTGTTTTGTGTTCAATTTCAGGTTCGATTGTGATTGATTGTTCAACGCGTTCTTTCACTTTGCCGACAATGCGATTCAATAAAATATCAAGTGCCGCGCCGTCGCCTTTGTTGATTGCCTTTGCTGCGACCGATGCCATCATTGCAGTCAGCGCCGAACAATCAGGGTTTTGCGAAAGCTTTTTTAAATCAGTGATTGAACCTTTCACGACCAATGACCCGACTTCGACGATTTCCGCCTCTGTTAAGTTCTTTAATTTTTTAAGTTCGGGGTTATGTTTTCGCCCGCCTTCGGGGTTTCCGCTTTGGCCTTTTTTCCAACGCGTTTCCTTTGGCGGAACAATGCCGCCCTTTCCTGCTTTTTCGCTTGGTTTTCTGGCGTTATCTGAACTCATTTTTAACCCAATCTTAACGTCTTTACACGCCCGCTACACATAACAATGTTATATTTCAAGCCCGCAATGCGGACAAACTTGCGTTGTCGATTCTTTTTCTTCTTTCGGTTCTTTTTCTGCCATGTCCAAAGTAAACCCCTGAATTGCAAGTGCGTCCAAGTTAAAGTCTGGACCTAGGAATTCAAGATCAACGTTGATTCCTTCAAAGTCAAGTTTCGCCCAATCAGCGATTGCATTGTCGGCAATTGTGAACGCGTGAAACTCTTCGTCACTTTTAAATTCTTGATAAACAACTGGAAAAAGTTTCATTCCTTTAAGAATTGCGGCAAGTTTTCGACCGTGTCCCGCTGCAATTACTTTGCGTTGTGAACACATTATTATTGGGTGTCTGACCCCGTAGGTTTCATAAAGCAAACCAAGTCTTTCGATTTGGTCTTGTCCGTGTTGGTTTCTGTTTTTGCTGTAATCAGCAATAAGTTTTGGGTTAATCAATTCATCATATTTGCAATGAATTTTGATTTCCATTTAACCAACGTGACCGTTGTTAAGTTTAATTAAATTAACTTGTTCTTGATTTAGCAACAACATTTGTTTATTACACACGTCAGCGACTTCGCGAAGGCCAAGACTGTCTTCGTTTCTTTCAAGCGTGAAATCATTTGGCCACGCCCACGCAAGGAATCGCATTGCGTATTCAGAACAATTAAGTCTTGAATCGTGGTTAACTTTAATAACGTTTATGTATTCTGCAAGCTGTGACCAAGTTCTTTTTATAAATATTAATAAGTTTTCGGTTAACCCATATTCTGCGTGTGTTGCTTTAATAGAAAGCCACATCATTATTTCAAAAAGTAATTGTTGGTTTCTGACTTCTTTTTTGTACATTAAAACAGGTTCGTTTAAAATTAAAAAGTCTTTCATGGTTTGCGAAATAGGTCTTGGGAAAACAGAATGAAACACGACGCAATCTTTTATGTTATCACTTTCAACAACAATCGCGACGTGATTGGCACGGCCTAGTTTTTCAACGTCGCGAATTCTTTGCGCGATAAATTTTTTTATCTGGCTTTTTGATTTGTTTTCGACGAAAGTAATATAAATATTTGGCACGTTATAAACCCTTCGCAAATTTCCATAAGCTGTCTAGTTGATCTGAACTAAAGCCTTGGCTTGCGCCAAGCATTGCAACCAATGGGTTTGATCTTTGAACAAGCGTTGAAAATTCCCATTCAATCGCAGCAAGTGTTTTTGTTGGTTCTGGCAACGCTGCAATTGCGTTGTCAATTTCTGACAACTGACGTCCCATTAAAACCCAAGCTTGTCGAATTTGTCTTGGGGTTACGTCATCAATTACAATGACTTTGTTTTGTGTGTAAACCGCAAGTTTTTCTTGCCAGACCTCTTCGGGTGTTCCGTCTGGCATTTCTAATTCGCCTATTTTTGTGTTTGTTTTATCTAAAATATCGCGTTTCATTTATTACGCTCGCAATCTATAAATACGTCCCGATGAACCATTTGAACCACTGACGCCCGTTCCTGTTCCGCTGACACCCGTTCCGCCTGAAACATCTAGTGTCAATGAAGTTGAAAGCGTGTCGTTTTCTGAAATGACAACGATCGTTCCGCCGCCGCCACCACCGCCACCGCCTTTATTTCCGCCAGTGATTGGAGTGAAACCGTTTCCGCCCTTCGCTCTGATTGCGCCAGTTCCGAAAATATTTGGCGAACACATAATCACTAAACCGCCGCCCGCGCCCCCTGCGCCGCCAGCGACACCGTCACCGCCCGCACCGCCGCCGCCCGCGCCGCCAGTAACTAAACCGCCAATTAAATTTTGTCCGATAACCGCACGGTTGTAATTTTGAAAAATTTCAATACCGCCCGAGTTTGTTGTCACGTCTGTTTTTGTTCCCGCTGCGCCGCCCGCACCGCCTGAACCAAGACCGCCAGCACCGCCCGCACCGCCAAGACTTGTCGCACTAGCACCGCCAGCACTTCCCGCTGCCGCACCGCCAGCACCGCCCGCTGCGCCAGCCGCCAATGTTCCCGCAGACAAACCAGTTGTTGCCGCTGTTCCCGATGCGTCTGAACCAGACCTGTCAATTGTTCCGTTATTTTCAATTGATGTTTTTGCAAAAATACGAAAACCGTTTGTGAATAATGTTGCGCCTGAATTCACAACTAAAGTTTCGTAATACATATCTTTAACTAAGTTTGTGTTTGCAGATATGACAACGTTTCCGTCTGAAGAGTAGGGATAAAAACCAACGTTGTTTTTGCTGACTAATTTTCCAAACGCTTGCAAAATTGTGTCGGTTGCGGAAATTGTTCCTGTTGTTGAAACTAAACCCGTCAAAACTTTTCCGATAACTGCGGAATTTGCAACGGTTGCAACGGCAGACCCCGGACCTGAAGCTGTAACTTGTCCAGTTAATGCGCTGATTGCGTTTCCGCTTGCGCCGTAATTTGTAATTGCGCCCGCATCGTCTTTTCCTTTTAATAATTTATCGGTGTCAACGAATAAAGTAGTGTTACCAGTTGTCGGCGTTGGAATACCCGCCGCCGCTTGATTGTTTAAATCGAAAGAACTCATATTTTAACCCCTTGTTAAATAAATTTTAATTTTGCGCCCGACTGAATTGTGATCTTGGTTGTTCCTGAAAATATTGTTTTGTCTTGCCTCAACCAAGTATAACCCGACGGAACAGTTGTATCTGTCGAAATTGTATTGGGCGAAAACATGGACTGTAAAGACAATTTTCCAATCGCTTGCAAAATTGTGTCTGCCGCTGCAACGATGTTCCAATTATTCGTTGGCAACGCCAATAAATCAGTCGAAAGAACCCTTGGCTCTGTGAAATAAAGATTTATTGTTCCCTCTGGGACTGCGTCTGTGTTTGCTGGCGGTCCTGAAATTTCAACATAAGTTGAACCTGACCAACGATAAGTTTTATTTGTATCAAGTGCGATATAAATTATTCCTGCCGTTCCTGTTACTGGAAAACTTGCAAGGTTTGCAAATTCAAGAACGTCATCGACATAAGCTGGCAAATAAGTTGAATCAATTTTAATTGAACCGTTTAACGGAACAATGCCGTTTGCAATTCCTTTTTGCGAAGTTATTTCCGATTGCGTAGCACTTGAAAAATCAGAAATCGTCGACGATAATTGCGTGCCTGTATGGTTTGCACGCTGAATTGAATAAGCTTGAACATTACTATCTGCCGTTGCTTGCGCCGTGCTTACTTGTTTATTTATGTCGCTTGTGTTGTCAACATTACTTAAACCCACGTCGTTTTTATTTAATAAAACTACGCCAGTTTTTCCCGCAACACTTGTCACTGGAATTAATGCGTTTACAGCACTTGAAAAATCAGAAATCGTGTTTGCAAGCTGTGTGTTGGTGTGATGTGAGCGGTCCAACAAATAAGCGTCTGTTTGATTTGCCGTTGCGCCCGACGCAATGGAATCAAGTTTTGTTTTGTCTGCCGCACTCATAAAACCCGAAACGCTTAAGTTTGCGTCTGCGTGTTGTGCGCCGCCAGACCCAACGTGGGCAATCGGTGTTTTTTCGTTATCAAGTTCATTGATTGCCGCTTGAACGTCATTCGCAACAATCGAACCGCTTGGCACGTTTGTGATTTGATTTGCTTCGTAGTCACCGCCGATTGAAGAGACAACGCCCGTTCGTCCGTTAAAACTTGTGACCCCGCCCGCTAAACCTTCAAGATCAACAACAGTTCCCGAACTTAACTTTTTCTTAAGCTTATCGTCTGCCGCGTCGATAAATAAATTTTCTTCTGTACTTGGCGGCGTTGGAACGCTTGCCGATGTTTGTTTTATTAAACCTATTGACATAAAACCTCTTTAGTTTGCAATTAACCAATCAATAATTAAACCGTTGTCGCTATTATTTCCCGTGTGAATATTAAAACTCACACTGTCAATGACCGTGTCGTAATGAAGTTTTCCATTTAATGGACTTAGCGACGCCGTCAGTTGAACATTTGACGTTGAATGAATCGCACTTGTCAACACGGTTGCGTTTCCGCCAGACCCCAATGTTGCTTTCCCGAATGTTAATTGTGCGTTTATTTTTTCTGTATCAACAAGTCTGCCGTTAACTCTTAAGTGTCCAAGCACGGTTAAATGTTGATTATATTCAAGCAGTCTGTTTTGTTCGACTTCGACAACTTCATTTTCTATTATTTTATCATAAAAATATTTTTCAGATTTTCTATTTGAAATATCGACTAATTGTCCAACAATAGTCAAATGACCCAAAACAGTTGTGTGACCATCAACAAGCATTTGCTGATTTGTTGGAACTGTTACAACTTCGCTTTCTTCAATTTTTTTAAAACTGAATTGTTGAGTCGCCGCTTGATTTTTATTAACGATGTCGAATGTTCCTGTAAAAACATTAAACTTAAACATTTAAACAATCGTCCACGTTGAAAGAGTTTCTTTTGTGGCGTCTGTGTAATTTAAAGTTATTGTTTTTAAAAGGGCAGCGTCTTTATAAAATTCAAAGATGTCTTGGGTTGTTGATGAAGTTTGTTTGCCATTGTTGTAATCAGGCGGAACGCCAGCGTTTACAGCGGCAACAATTAACGCCCGACGGTCCCCTACTGGCATATTTCCAAGAGGGTCACTTCGGTCCATTAATAAGCTTGATAAAACTTGTTGTTCAGACATAAGAAAATTATTGTCTGTTTAGAAAGAAAAATCAACGACCTTGATTCAAGTCCTGACTTAACATCGGGTAGGACATCGGTTCAAAACAAGAATCAAAGCGTTGAAAAAGAACTTAATATATTTTTAATGAATTAAAAAGGAATTTCGTCGGGTTGCTGATTTATTCCGCTGGCCAACCATTCACGGGCGTTAAGCGTAAAGTCCAGAAACGCGCCTGACAACGGTTTGCCTTCGCGACTTGCGGCGTTCTGCAAGTAATCGAAATATGACTCTACTTCTTTTTCGCCAATTTCATTTAACGTTTTGCCTTTATGCTTTTTTCCGCATTGGACAACATAATTTCCTAGGTCTTGGTCTGGCGTCGGTCTGTTATCAACTTGTTTTGTTGTGCCCGTTGCGTGGTTTACAACTTCGCGGGTTTGTTGTTGTGGCGCTGGCGGCGTAACAAGTTCGCGCTTTGTTTCTTGCGTGGGTGCCGAGTTATCAGCTTGCGCCATTTCGTCAGGCGAATATAAACCGCTAAGGTCGTTCGGGAACGCTTTCCTTAAAGCCAACGCCTCGGCAACCTTGGCAAGCATTAAGTCAGGCATTTTTGACCACATATGACCGACCTTGCCGTCGTTATTTGTTTGAACGTATGATTCCCAAGTCGCAACACCCCACAACGTTTCTTTAAAATCATGTCGCAGCACGCCAACTTTGGCAGCTTTCGGGAACTCTTCACTCAACCAAACGTCAAGCCATTGTTTGCCGTCATGCCAGAACGGACCCGATTGACCCGCGTATTGACCAGACCGTTGCGCAATAACTCGAAAGCCGTCAATTGAAACCTCGACGTTTCTTTTTGTGTTCCAACTGCCGTCTTTGTTTTTTGTTTTTCGTTCTTGCAAATAAATTTGTCTGCTTGCGGGGTCAAGACCCGTGCGCTTGCATTGTTCAATAAACAAGTTTACTTCGCCGTCCGTGGCACCTTTGCAGAAATTGTCTTTGATTATTTTAATTTGTTCTGGCGTGAATTCTTTAGACATCGTAAACCCTTGTCGTTTGTGTTGTTGTTGGCGGCGGCGCAAGTTGAATGTTTATGTCGTCAAACCAATTTCTTTCATCGAAATAAGTTGAACGCGTAAACAAGAACTCTGACCTTTCTTCATACGAAAACCAGTCATTTGTTCGCAAGCAATAAGTATATATATCAAGAATCTTTGAAAATATTTCACTTTCTTTTTCAAGAACTGCGTCGCCCACAATAAAATATTTCGAACCAAACGGACGCTCTGATTCAATCGCAGTTATTAACGGGTTTAATGTTTCGCCCGTTAACGCTTTCCATGCGCGTTGATAAATCATTAATTGCCAAGGATAACCGTAACGATTGGCGCTTTCGCCGAACGCAAAGCGGTTCACATCGTTTGCCGTTTTTAAATCGTGCAAAGTTCCGTTGAATATTCTGTCAACACGTCCGCGCATCTTTACGCCGTTTTCAGTCCAAATCAAAGTCACTTCGTTAAGTCCGCCTGAAATGTCTTTGAAGTTTTCAACATTCTTTTTTGATTTAAAAAAGTTGTTAACCATTAACATAAGTCTTTCGTGGTCGTCAGGTTGCAAAACAATTGCGCCGCTTGGCAGACTTGATTTAAACGCTGCCATTGTTTCCTTGCCGTCCTTTGTTCTCATGTCACACTTTGGCGACTTGAACACGGTTTCAATTGCGCGCATTGGTTCCAACACAAACGCATGAAACGCCTTGCCTAAGACCAAAGAAGTTGATTCATATTTTTCAACTGGACGGTCGGGGTTTAAATATTTGTCCCAATAATGATAAGGACTTTGTTTTCTTAATGTGAATAATTTATGCGCCGAAGGTAGCGGCAACGCGTGATAAATGTCCTCTGGAATATTTTGATAAATGCCGTCACGAATAATGTTCGCAGTAGCCTTTGCAATTTCTTGAATTGCAACCGCATCGTTTGGGTCATATTCAAATTTAAATTTTGGTTGATGCAAAGTGCGTTCGTTAATGAACGATTCTAAATTCATGTGTCCTACCTCGTTAAGTTTTAAGGGTGCGGTCAAATGTTTGGAATCATAAGACCGCAGAGGAAAAAGTCTGCCAATCGGGGTTTAGTCGATTGCGGGTTTGTTATCAGTTTTTAAAATCAAAGAGTCAATTTGTTTTTGCTGTTTTTCGCACACGTCCATTAACATTCTTAATGCGTTCATCATTTGAAATATTTGGAAATCAATAGGACGTTTGTCCGCTGTTAAAACATGAGTTTTGAAATCAATCATGACTTGCGAATCAATGACGCGTTGTTGGTCGCCGACCATTTCAACGGTGCGTTCGTTTTGTAATGTGACTTTTTGCCAAGGGGTTTCTTCTGCAACCAAGAATTTAAGTTTGTCTGGTATTACGGTTTCGTTAACGTTGTTTGAAGTTTCCTGTTCCAATGTCTATTTCCTTTTTTAAAAGTTGAGTTTCAATAAATATATTTGCTAATTTCATTAATATCATTTGGTCTGTTTGTTTTTCCATTAAAAAAATAATTGTTTCAGTTATTTCACTTAAATCATCAATATCATTTTTTGTTTCATTGTTTTCAACATCTGGAAAATCTATTTTATATTTTACTGAAAAATTATTATCTTTATCAGCGGCAAGCAATCCTTCGCTTTTTAATTTTTCAACAAGTGCGTCAAACATTTCAGGTTTAAGTTCAGAATTATTTTCCACGTTCAAAACCTTTCAATTGCGTTGCAAGGTCAGTCAGTTTTTGTTTGAATTCTTTTTTTCCTTTAGCGTGAAAGCTTGCAATTTTCTGCGGTTGTTTTTCAGGAAAGCCAAGTTCTATTTTTAATGGAATCATTTTTTCTTTAAGTGCGCGTTGACGAATGCGAATGATTTTCATTTGGTCCACAATCTTATTATTGTATTCGCAAATTGTTTCAAGTTCTGTTTTTAATTTCATTTGTCGCTGAATGATTTCGTCAAGGCGTGAATCAAGTCTGACCTTCAATGCGTCTTGTTTTTGTTGTAATTCAGTAATTGTTTTTCGTGATTCTTTGGCAATGTCTAAAGTTTCAGTTGATTTGTTGTATTCACTTCGAAGAAATGCCAAGACCCCAATAAGCATGAAACAAAAACTGATTGCCATTATTTGCGTTGATTCCAAAACTAAACCCCTTTGTTTAATTCAATCAATCGCATTTTTGTTGCCAATTCAACAAAAAAATTATGTGCTTTCATAATGTTTAAATTCAAATCAAAGAAAACAATACATCAACGTCAGGGGTTACTTGCAAAGCGCAATGGCCAAGACTTTGAGGACTTGATTGAAATATCATGCCGCCTTTGCGGTTGGGGTTGGGTTAAGATTCCGTCGGGTTGCA